GGTGGAAATACCCGTGGTGGCGGTGCCGGGTCTGCTGTAGAGGGAGAGATTCTCTTAGATCCCGGAAGCTACGTGGTATCAGTTGGAAGTGGCGGAAGAGGTTCTGGAGGAAGGCCAAACCAGTATAAAATTGGTCACAGGACAGCAGTTCTATATCCATCAGGAAATGGTGGAGCATCTGCTTTTGCAGGAATAACTGCACCCGGAGGTTCTGGAGGAGACCAGGGTGGTAACTCTGGTAATGGATTTTTGGGTGGAGACGGAGGTGGTGGCTCCGCAGGAAACAGAAGCGGCAGAAGTGGTGGGCCAGGATACTCTGCATCAGAATGGGCATCTTCTACGGGAACCGGATCGGGAGGCAGTTACGGTGGCGGAGGCGGTGGTGGCCGTGGCCAATCCGCCGCAACTACCTATGGAGCTGGAGGCTCTGGCGGTGGAGGCCGTGGTGGATTTACGCTAGCGGAAAATGATAACTTTGGTCCATCCGGAGGACAGTCAAGAACTGGTTCTGGTGGTGGAGGTGGATTCACCGGTTTCGAAGGTCTTGTTATGGCTGGCGGCTACGGGGCCTCTGGAATAGTTATTCTGAGATATCGTGTCTATAAAGTTTAACTCCTACTATGTTAAAATAGATTAGGAGATCTTTATGACAGCACCCCTTAATCTATATGCCACCAAGGTATTTTCTGAGCAACCTATAGCTCTTTGGGCATTAGATGACACAATTGACTATGTAGCACTAATTAGCAGAAACGATCAGGATATAAACAACTGGTCTATTACTGGTGGGGTCGTTGGAGGAATTTCTACAGAAACCCTGCCACAAAAACCTTTTGCATCATTGCCAATTAATAGGATTTCTGAACCGATTGGAAACAATAATGCTATAACTCTCCTAAGCCCTGTGGCATTAGATGAGTCTTCTATTAGTAGAGATCTTGGATCTGTTGCTATTGGTGCATACTTTATTAACTTCGATCGTAATATAAATATCAGAATTGGTTATAGCACAGATTCAAATCCAGACGTAATTAGAGAGACCAAGCTGCCAGCAACACGTAGCTGGGCTTTTGTTTCCGAAACATTTTCCCTTCCAGCAGATATTACGGGTTTTAAATTCATTATTGAAGCCTCTCCAGAAGAGCCAACCAATACTCCGTACGAAGTTGCAATTCATGGAATCAATGCTGGCCAGTGGGCAGAAGAGTTTCATCTAGAATCTGCCGGAGTTTTTCCACAACCACTTCCCTCTAATATAGATATAGATTCGGATGGAGTGGAGGCTTTAGCATATGGTTTGGAGGGTGCTAGTGGTTACTATTTATCTCGTAATAATATTTTATATGCTAAAAATTCTGGATTGCCTCTTGTATACGGTGCTTTTAACAGTACCGTAATTTTTCCCAATACCAACAGACCGTCTTTGATAGTTCCAGGATTCGGAGCTATGAACGAATCTGGTAAATACAAAAACTTCACTGTTGAATTTTGGACAAAGATTCAGTCAAATTCGTTGTTGCCTAGAAAAATTTTTGGACCAATATCCTCTACTGACGGACTATACGTTGAAGGATCTTTTTTAAAGCTAAAAATTGGAGAATCTATAGGATCTCATCACATTGGTAGTTGGGATAGACCAATGCTTATAAATATTAGAATAAAGCCAGAAAGCGTTAACTTAGTCATTAATGGAGAAGAGGTTATTTCTTTAACAATTGATCCGGAAAGACTAGAATACCCAGAAAAATTTGATATCAATGATAATGATCAGGACTGGCTAGGTTTTTATGCCTATGAAGATGTTCCAATTGTTCAATTAGACTGCGTTGGAATTTATCCATATGAGGTTGCAACAATTGTGTCTAAAAGAAGGTGGGTATATGGACAAGGTGTTGAAGTACCAAACAACATTAAGGGGTTAAACTACTCCAACTCTGTATTTATTGACAATACCTTTGCAAATAGAGCAAAAACATACTCTTATCCACAAATGGGCACATGGAGAAACGGTGTGGTAGAAAATCTTATACCAGAGACACGAGCACTAATCGTACCAAACCATACCTTACCCAGCATAGCATTTGACAATCAGTCAACTCTTCAATGGTATTCAGATTTAAAAGATGAACAGCCATTGCTGGGAAGCAACTTTTTAAGTCTAAAGCCAAACAATTCCTGGGAAAATACAAACGGATATATAGGTTTTGAAAATCTTAATCTTTTACAAGAAGAAACACAATGTTTTTATGGGGCCTTTGAGCTAACAGAAATTTCAGAAAACAAGCAGGTCTTGTTTCAACTTATTAATGAAATTAAAGGCGCCAAGCTTACCATAGCTTTAGAAAAAGAAACAGTAGATATTTATGATGGACCTTCATATGAGGACTATGCAGTTACGTACACCTTTAGTTATAAATCTAGAACTGGACAAACTATAGATCAAGTATTGTATAAAAGTTTGGGGCATGAGGTAGGTAAAATATTCTTGGTTGGCTTACACCTAAAAAGGTTTGCTTCTAATTTTGGCACATTAATATCATCATTCTTTGGATCAAAACAAAATGTAAGAGTTTTTGTTGGCGGCACCCCAGAGTTTTCTAACACATATAGTGGCAAAATTTACAGAATAGGTTTTTCAACTAGCAGAAACTTGCAAAAGATTGAATCGCTATTTTCTTCTCGTGGAGTTCCGGTAGATTATGAAAACGTTTTCGACCTTTATGGAGAAGATTCTTTTTATGATGGTGGGGTTCCAGATACTGAATTCTGGTCGTTAGAGCTAGACGGTGGCGGCCCCCCAGACTTTGAAAAGATAGAAATTGTTCCCCATTTGGCCAGCTATACACTAATTCCAAAAATAGAATTTGATATTTTTAAATTAGACATAGGCATCGATGCCTATTGGGAAGACTATGTTCCGCTTAGCTATTTTGCAAAATATACAACAAGCTATGCTAATAAGAAAAGTCTTAGTTTAGATTTCTTGCAATTTAATGTAGACTATCCAAAGCTTTCAAGGTTTAGCTCAGATGTATATGATACTTTTGGTTTGCCTATTAAAACATATGTAACTTTTCAATATTTGGCAGAAGGATCAAATTCTTCACAAAGTAGATTTACCAATGTTGTTCCTCTGACAAGATCTGGAATAGTTAGGCCAGAAAGTGATGAATGGCTTAATTCTAAGTATGAAGTTTTAAATGATACAATTATTTATCCACCTGTCGGAATAAACTTTAAGGCTTTGTCTTTAAACATTCACATAGAAGCTAGCATAGACGGAATTATATCTAATCCAATTAAAATCAAGTCGGTTAACATTTCTTCCCAGGCATTAGGACAATCACCAAACAAAATCGGAAACAGGTTCGGTTCGGAGGTTTACCCATACAAAAAGGACGGATCTTATTTTGACTACAAGCTTGTGAATCCCTTTAGCATATCAAATAATAGCGCACCATATCTTTATTTAAGTGGAACTTCTGGTCTAAGAATGAGAGGGGAGTTTTCTCCATCCGATAATGATGGAATAACCTCTCCAATAAATAAAAACCTAAAACAATTTTTTAAAGTGGGGGCATTTCAAATAGCAATGAGATATGATGAAAATATTTTTCCAGCGGCACCAGTTCAAATATTTGAAATACAAGATAAAAATGATTTTATAAAATTTTATTTGGTTAGCGATAAAGCTACAAACAAAAGGGGTTATATTTTTGCAATTAATGAGTCAGACGGAAAATTAAACAATTCAGTCATTTATAATTTAGACGGCAGAGCCGTCAAAAGACCCACTCTGTCACCGAAGTCTTGGCTAACGCTTGGATTATCATTTACAACACCCCTAGATTTCTCTGAGTTTGTTGGAGCCTTTAGAGTAACAAGTCCAATAATGTTTGACGCACTTTCCTTTTATCAAATCACAGAGGAAGATGAGGCAGAAAGGTTTTCCTATCGTAAATGGTATGCAGTAAGATCAGAGCCAGACAATGTTCTAGATTGGGACTATTGGGATGAAAGCTTGTGGTCTGAAGTATTGTTCCTTTCGGCGGAGGCAGACCCAACAATTTTAGATGCTGGAAAAATATACAAGCAGTATGTCGGTACTGATAGGTTAGTTTTTAATGATGACTACACACTTAACCTTGGAAACTATAGATATAGCACATTTAAAGATGTAAGATGGTCACGTCAGATACTAGACTCTGCTTAATGTGGTATACTTATGGTTATGAAACAGCCTAAACCTCGATTTCCCGGTCAAGTTGGTGACACAAAGGTACAGGTTATAGAAGAAAACTTCTCTAACTATGGCACATATGTCTGGCACAAGCCCAATGGTAAAGCCTTTACTGACGGACAGGGTAACGCATTGTCCATTGAGGCAATGAAGGGTGATCTATCTCGTGTTCAGGAGTTGCAGGATGCCGCCAGATATTGGGGGCAGCCAGATGGACAGGCAAAGTTTTATCCAAATATGCGTAAGATTTCAGACGAAGAACACTCTGAGCAAGTGGACAGAATGAAGCAAGGATTGCTTCCTAACATGAATGACCTAGGCGCAGTTATTGCAGCAAAGCAAACGCTTAAGCAATGGGGTGACGAAGGATAATGTCTCAGGAGTGGACAATCGGTGCCCGTATCGATGAGGCAACACAAATAGAAGATCAATTTAAAAAGGAAGATCCGTTTAGCAAAAGCTGGGACAGCCTAAAAGGCTATAGCGGATTAGACACAAACTTTAAGCGCCGTTCAACAAGAATGGCAAAGAATCTTCAAATGCCGCCCACAGAGCAGTACATGAGAAGCGCTAGGACAAATCAGGTCGGTATCGAAGGTGCGCAGTCTAAAGAGATTAATCCTGGTGACGTATTTCGTAATGGCTATGGAATGTTCGATGTTATCACACCGCCTTGGAATCTTTATGAACTGGCAAACTACTACGACACCTCATTTGCCAACCACGCCGCTATTGATGCTAAGGTGGAAAATATTGTAGGTCTTGGATATGACTTTAAGCTTTCCGAAAGAACAATGCTTCGTCTTGAAACCAATGAGGATAGAGAAGCTGTTAAGCGTGCTCGTAATAGAATCGAAAGAGCAAGAATTGAACTAAGAGATTGGCTAGAAACTCTAAATGATGAAGAGTCTTTTACTCACACATTGATGAAGTTTTATACTGACGTTCAGGCTACTGGAAACGGCTATCTTGAAATTGGAAGAACGGTAAAGGGAGAGATCGGATATGTCGGACACATTCCATCAACTACAATGCGAGTGCGTAGACTGCGTGACGGGTACGTACAGATAATTGGTAACAAGGTTGTTTACTTTAGAAATTTTGGGGCACGTAATCAAAACCCAATTACAGATGACGCACGACCAAATGAGATTATTCACTATAAGGAGTATTCTCCTCTAAATACTTTTTATGGTATCCCAGATATCATGTCTGCCATTTCTTCACTACATGGAGACCAGCTAGCTTCACAGTACAACATTGATTACTTTGGTAACAAAGCTGTCCCCCGCTATGTTGTAACTCTTAAGGGCGCTAAGCTCTCTGCTGATGCAGAGGACAAGATGTTCCGTTTCCTCCAGACTAGTCTTCGTGGGCAGTCACACAGAACATTATACATTCCTCTACCTGGAGACACAGAAAGCAACAAGGTAGAGTTTAAGATGGAGCCCATCGAGAATGGTGTTCAAGAAGCGTCATTTAATGAGTACCGAGTTCGTAATAGAGATGATATTCTTGTAGCTCACCAGGTACCACTTTCTAAGATCGGTGGTGGAGATGCTTCTTCTATCGCCTCTGCTTTAGCACAAGATCGTACTTTTAAAGAGCAGGTAGCAAGACCAGCTCAAAAGAATCTTGAAAAAATGATTAACAAGATTGTAAAAGAAAAAACAGATATTCTTGAATTCAAGTTCAATGAGCTAACACTAACTGATGAAATTGCTCAATCGCAAATTATTGAGCGTTACGTAAAGACACAAGTTATGACGCCAAACGAGGCACGCCAGCAACTTGGCTTGCCTCAGCGTCCAGACGGTGATGACCCATTTGAAATGTCCGCACGCCAGCTTACTGACGCTAGGGCAAATTTGGCGGGTAACAGGGAGAGAGACTCAGAAAGATCTAACAATCAATCAGATAGTCCATCTACTGTTAGCGGTCGTAATGCCCAAGGCGAAGGCGCAGCATCAGAATAAAAAATATTACATTATCGTAACATTTTTTAAAAAACAGTATATAATGGAGCTAGTATGACTATCTTTAAAGCCCACTGGGATACTGAAGGCGACGACGTTCGCCTCTCAATGCCGTTCTCAAAAGTTGACCAAGAGCGTAGAATCGTTTCTGGTTTTGCAACTCTTGACAACGTAGATAAGCAAAATGATATTGTCACAACCGAGGCTTCGCTAGGAGCCTTTTCTAAGTTTCGCGGAAACATTCGTGAGATGCACCAGCCTTCTGCTGTTGGCCGCATGGTGTCCTTTAAAGAGGATAAGTATTTCGATCCCGACACCAAGAAATTCTATAGCGGCGTTTATGTTTCTGCGTATATTTCTAAGGGCGCCCAGGATACTTGGGAAAAGGTTCTTGATGGCACATACACAGGTTTTTCAATTGGTGGGAAGATGCTAAAGTGGGACGATGCATATGACGAGAAGATGGACTCTCAGATTCGTATTATTAAAGAGTATGATTTGGTAGAGCTTTCTCTTGTCGATTCCCCCGCAAATCAATTTGCCAACATCCTTTCTGTAGAAAAGGTAGGCGGCGCTGACGTTCTTAGGGGCGACAGCGTTGCAGAGTTGGAAAACGTATTCTGGGATTCAGAATCGGGGCTTGTCATCTTGTCTGAAAATGAATCCGAGAATCACCCAGTGTCGGGGGTATCGATGAAGAACATTGGTTTTGTAGAAAAGACTGATGCAGAGAAAACCGACATGATTAAGTTCTTAGTTGATAGTGCTAAAGGCATGAATCTTTCTAAGATGACAGAGGAGGTAAGTCCTATGACTGACACAACAGAAGACCTTACAGAGAAATCTGACGAGGTTGTTGAAGAAGTAGAGGTCGCTCCAGAGGCAGATGTCGAAACTGAAGCAGTAGAAATCGTAGAAGAGGATGCCGAAAAGGCTGACACTGTCGATGATGCTCCAGAGGCAGAAGCCGAGGTTGAAAAGGCCGACGCTGCTGAAGCTGACGTTGAAAAGGCAGATGACGATGAGTCTGATGTCGAGAAGGCCGATGCTGTCGAGGTAGAAGAGGTAGCCAAGTCCGATGATGCAGCTGTTGTTGAAGCAGTAGCTGAAATCAAGGATACCCTCTCATCAGCCTTTAGCGATCTAGCAGAAACCGTTAAGTCTCTACACGAGCAGGTTAATGCACTCAACAAGTCAATTACTGGTGTATCCGATGAGCTATCAGCAACTAAAAAAGAAATTGCTGATGCTAAGGGCCAGTTTGATGAGTTTGGTAAGCGTGTCGATGCTGTAGAGCAAGACACTGCTTTCCGTAAATCTGGCGATCTAGGCGAGATCGTGCAGGAACAGCCAGAAATGGTTGAAAAATCCCTATGGGGCGGTCGTTTCCTCAAAACTGCCGACTTATTTAATTAAGACACAATCACTTAGGAGGTGAAATATGTCGGAAGAGATTAAGAAAAACAATCCAGATGCAGCAGGTGATGACTCAGGTCGTTATAATGCCGAAGGTGCATTTGCTTCTGGTGGCGTTGGTGGCGTAACCAACCCTGGTGCAGACACACTAGGTAACGTACCCACCGCTAGCTTTGGTGTTACAACTGGTCCCAATGCCGTAAATCCTTCGGGTGATGCAGGCAGTGGTATCCTACGTCCTGAACAAGCACGTCGTTTTATTGACTACGTGTGGGATGGTACTGTTCTCGCCAAAGATGGTCGTCGCGTAACTATGCGTGCCAACACTATGGAACTTGAAAAAGTTAACGTAGGTGAGCGCGTTATTCGTGCGGCTTCTCAGGGTGTGGGTGACTACACCAACACTGGTGCAACCTTCTCCAAGGTGGAACTTACTACAAAGAAGATCCGTCTTGACTGGGAGGTCAGCGCTGAAGCACTCGAAGACAACATTGAAGGTGCTGCTTTGGAAGACCACCTTGTTCGCTTGATGACAAATGCATTTGCAAATGACATCGAGGACCTAGCCATTAATGGTGACGGTGCAACAGGTAACTTCCTTTCCATCATGGAGGGCTTCGTAAACCGCGTAAAGACTAACGGTGACGCACACGAGTACGTTGCTACAGTTGTTGACGACGCTTGGACTACAGAGGTTATGCAGGGAATTCTCACTGCTATGCCCCGTAAGTACCGTGCGTTGAAGAACAACCTCAAGTTCTACGCAGGCACCGACGCATTCCAGGGTATCGTTAAGAACAACGGTACTCTTGCGGATGCAATTGCTGAAGCCTTTGCTGGTACACCAGCTGGTACAGAGCGTAACCGTCAGGCATACCTTGACGGCCAGGCCCAGACTCTGGGTACTGCTCGCACCACTCGTGTTCTTGGCATTGACGTTCTAGAGGTACCCTACTACCCAGCTGGTTATGTTGACATGACATTCCCCGCTAACCGTGTATGGGGCTTCCAGCGCGACATTACCGTTAACCGCGAGTATGTTGCCAAGAAGGACACGATCGAGTACACCGTATTCGTTCGCTTCGGTATTCAGTGGGAAGAAGAGGACGCTGTAGCATTCGCTGATGCAGCTGCCGATTAAACCATAAATTAATACCCTTAAGGGGGCAGGGACTTCGGTTCCTGCCCCTTTATTTATTCTGTTATAATAGAGATATCTATATAGGAGGCATTTAATGTCAGAAAATGATGCATGGAATGGTCCAGTATCTGATAGCCACGCAGATCTGATTACCGCAAAGGCAACAAAAAAGCGGTCAGATGGCGATGGTACAGATACCGTTGGGACAATTGAGACGGGTGCAATTGGTGTTGCTAAATCAACAGCAAAGCCAAAAACAACAAAAAGTTCAGCACCCAAGAAAGACAAAGAGCCTACCGTGGCTCTGCATTCCACAAGGAATGTTGTTTGGGAGGGTGTTGGAAAGATCGATAAAGGATACAACATTCTTCCTAAAGCACAGGCCGAAAAGTGGCTAACACGTAGTCATGTTCGTGAAGCTACTCCGGAAGAAGTTGCTAGAGAATACGGTAAGTAAAAATGGAAATACTGAGGGTTCCGTCATATTCAGCTGATGCTGTAATTAATGTATCTAGTGCAAGCACTAGCTATGACTACACCATTACTGATATGGCGGACTCCTCGGTAACCACTGGCAGCACAACATCTAGCTCCGCTTCAAAGGTTACAATTACTTTGCCATCAGAATACGATGGATCATATCTAATCAACATTGATTCTACAGACCACTACTATGATGTAGTTCGACCCTATGTAGATCCCACAACAAAAGCAGACACTGCTTCAGAGATTGCTGAATACACCAAGCATGAAGAATTAGCCAGGGCAATTATTGACTCCGTAATTATTGAAGGTTTTTATTACAAAAAGAAAACTATTGAAACTACTGGTTTGGGCGCAGACTATATTCCTCTTTGGATAAATGCTAAGAAGGTGTTGAAACTGCACGAAAACAACGTTCTCCTTTATGACGCATCAGACCCAGACAGCTACAGTACGTCTTACGGAATCACTTCCGATGGAACAGCTATCGTAGAAACCTTTGATGGCAACATTAACAGGCTAGAGTCCGCACAGTTAATTATGCCTACTAGCGGATCAGACATTATTGATATCAAATATGTTTACCGTGGATTCCCCAGAACTTTTGACTACAGAATTACCCTTGCTGTAGGCTACCCCAA